TATAATAGCACAATATTCTACTGGATCAAAACTTAACAGTTTCACTTTTGTTTTATCAGCATATTCCCCCTGTGTTACAGAACCATCAAGATTCTTACACATACCAATTGGCTGATTCTTGCCTGTACCCTTTAAGATACCTAATTCAAGACCACCGGCGCATGCTTCTGATAAGATGATTCTTACATAGTTATCTAACCAGGATGGTCCAAGATCTAACATATCCTTAGAAACAGGAATGAAAGCTGATAACTTGGCAAGTGTCATATCCATAACATCAATCTTACCTGCAAGCTCTGTAGATATCTTAGTTGTTAATGCTCCCCACGTTGCAAGGTCAATATTATCAGCATTAACAATCATCTTTATAGCTCCCTGGCAGTTGATAAAATTAACAACGCTAAGAAGCGGATGTGCATTCTGCATATCTTCAATAACCGTGTCAATGATTGTCTGTGGGATAGCCTTGTCAATGTTCACAAGTGCCTGCTTAGGGTTTCCGGCGCGCATAGCCTCGCTTAATTCTGTATAGAATGTTCTTTCCTCTCCTGTAAGCTGTCTTACACCTCTGCTTGCAAGAATAGCTGCATCATTATTCCCCTGAAGCTGTTCTGCCTCTTCGTGAATAATATTAGCTATATTCTCACCAAACTTTTCCATAGCCTTTGTAGCGGCTTCTGTATCATCACTTTTAAGTGCCTGTGATAAATTGGCAAGTGCCTCTGCATTTGCCGCCTGAAATAAATCTTTGTTTAACATATCTTTCCTCCTGATTATGATAATTTATTGCTTAGTGCGTTACTTGTCGCACTAAAAAAAGCACTACAGAGCTGTTCTGTTAGTGCTTTATAAGCTTTCTCATCCTTTTTATGTTCCAGTTTTTCTTTAGCAGCCTGCTCTTTTTCCAGCTTTTCTTTCTCAAGCCTTTCCTTTTCCATCATAGTTTCTTTGCTTGCTGCCGCCTGCTGTATAAACTCAGCCGCCATTAAAGAAAGCGATTTCTGTGAATTCATCTGGGATGTTAACTGTTCATACATCTGTTTGAACTGATTAGCACCTTCTTCTTGTGTCACAAGCTCCTGCGAATCAATTTCATCACAGAATCCATACTTAAGTGCCTCATCCGGACTTAATATAGTTTCTTTATCAAGCATTTCCATAAGCTCATCTTCACTCAGATTACACTTTTCAAGGAATATCTGCCTATTAGCAGCCATCATCTCATCAAGATCATCTGCTGCCTTGCGAAGCTGTGTTGCATTACCACTACAAGTACACCACATATTATGAAGCATTATCGTAGAGCCTCTATGCATTATTATCTTGTCACATCCAAGTGCTATTACATAAGCAACAGAATATGCAAAACAATCAATGTGACATATCTTATTAGCCTGTTTAGCCTTAAGAAGATTGTATATCGCAACACCCTCTTTAACCTCACCACCATACGAATTAATGTGCAGTTCTATATCGCTTTCATCTGGTATAGAATCAAGCAGGCTTATAAAATGCTTTGCCGAGGTTTCTGATTCATCATATTCCCATGTTTCCCAGTTAAAAGGACCCTGAGCTGTTATATTATCATAAATATATATCTTAGTAGCCCCTGAATCATTCTTCTCCTGTCTAAACATCATTTTTCTCTTGTCCACCATTATCACCTTCTTTCATAATGTCATAGTTTTTAGTAATATAATGAGTATCGCCGATAGAACTATCTATTGCTGGTTCATTCAGCTTATGGCGAAGCTCATTAATACTGTAAAGTCCACTAGATATAAGCTTGTCTGACTTTTCAGCATTCTTAAATATGTCTATATAAGATATAGATGATGTATCTATATTAAGACCAGTACCATTAAGTATCTCCTTGCCTGAGCGTTTCCGGTTAATCTCCGTCTGTAATATGTCGCACAACGGCTCTATCGTTATAGTTATGAATTCATCCATAAGAGCATCTATATCGGCTATCTCACCAGCGTATAGCGCATATGGGATATTCAATGCTCCTGCAGCTTTTTTCTTTATCTCATCATTAACATCTATGAAATCCTTTAACTCGCTTGTGGATTTTTTAGTTGACTCTTTAGCTCCATTCGATTCATAGGAATAACCGTTAAACAATGGAAGTACCGCATTACGTGAATTATAGAACTTCTTGAAGCGGACATTCATCATCTCATCCATTATCTCTTCATATGTTTTTCCTAACAGCTTGGCATCTCCCAGAATCTTTTGTGCATCAATCGTCAGTATGCCCTTTTCGCCACCTGATTTATAGAACTTTTCATAAGCCGTCTGGACTAAAGTGTCATAGCTGTTTATTATGCAATTAAGAAGTGCCGTCATATTCTCATTATTATTTTTAAAATATAATACTTCCGACATTCCAAACACCCTATTTACAGAAAAGCTTCCAGTACTGACATTAGAAAATACTTTCTCACGTACAACATCATCAGACATTGTATATCCATCAGCAACAAACAACTGCCCTGCAAGTTCATATACAAGGCATTCGTTGTTCTTTAAGAGCTTCGACACCATCTTTTTTATAAAATATGTAGAGCTTTCATTCTTGTTTGGCGCATAATTCCATAGATAATATTCATCTTTTTTTACATTCTTGCCACGGATCCTTGTCTGGAATTCACATTTTGCAATAGCATTTGCAATCATATTAATGCCAATATTCATATCAAATATACATTCTGATATAGCCTGGTACTCAGACGAATCATATACTGCTTCCATCTCCTGCCTGAAAGCAGCTTCCCTGGATTTACCTGTTAAAAGATCTGTAAAAAAAGCTCTTATTCCCAATGCCCTCACCTCCAATCGTTATTGTCATTGTTAATATCAATCAATATGTATATACATTCATAGTGTTGAACATTGTCTGATTAATCTCATTCATAGCAATAAGCTCATCCCTGCATATCTCTGCTGCCACCAATGCCTTAAATGCATCCGTTTTACGTGACTTAGGTTCAATCTTTCCATAAGTCATATTACCTGCAGATGATGTAACTCTCTTAGAATTGTTAATACACCACCTCATCAGAGGATCATCACCAACTGCTATCCTGTTATTATTAAACAGACTTGTAAGCGTTGGTATAAGCTGCATTTCATCAGATGGTCTTACTATCTTTATTTTTCCATCCTTATCAGCCAGGAAACCATATTCAGCCAGTGCCTTAGACATAAGTGTATATCTGTACTTATCAATGCCTATCTTTAAAATGTTAAAGCGTTCATTCATAGAATCAAACCATTGTGCCGGCAAGTCCGGACTAATCTCAGGACCTTTTACGAATTCACATAATCCCCTGCGTTCCCACTCTCTTAGCGGTGCCTTGATACGTGGCAAATCTTTACTTGCTTCACATATCCACGTATGCTGATGCACATAATCTATTCCATCCTGAATAACAAGGATTGCCGCAGATACAAAATCCTCCGTGCTGGCATAATCAAGTCCACCCACAGCATTAGTTCCATGCTCGAATTCAGGAATAATAATATTTGTCGCCTTTATGTTCTTCCAATCAGTAACCACATCCTCCCTGATAGCTCCGCCAGGGCAGTTACACCTTTTAGTTGCAAAAGAGGCATTACCAAGAGGATCTATAACATAATCATCATATTCCAGCTTCATCTCTTCCTGAAGATTAGCAAAATATGGATATGATGGATTAGCCATTGGCCAGTTTTCCGGATTTTTAATATCATCCTTGTTTTTTATCCGGCATATAAATGGAATCATACCATTATCAGGCAATTCACCACTTAATATCCTGCGCGACTTATCAAGCATAGTATCAAGAGGTCCATCTCTTACATCTCCATCAGTGGTAACTATTGTTCTTCTTGGAAATGGAACTTTTCCCAAGCCGGTAACAGCTACATCAACCAGCCTCATATTCTCATAAGCGTGATATTCATCAAAGTCAACTTTACCAGGTCGAAAACCATCTTTTGTCTTTGGATTAGATGTATTAAAGGCAAATTCTGAACCAGTTTTAATATTTGTTATTACTTCCTTCGTCCACTTGAAGTACTTTTTCATAAAGCTTTTATTTTCCTCAAGCACGTTATATACATCCTTGAATGAGGTTTTTGCCTGCTGTTCCGACATAGCAAATATATCAATGTTATAGTGCTTGATACCATTCACAGGTGTTAACAGGCAGAAATCTTCAAAACCTAGATATCCATTCTTTCCGGCACCACGCCCCACATATATAAGCAGTACTGGAAACCGAAGCTGTCCATTTTTCTTATACACACAATTATGCAGTGCAAAACAAAATACTTCCCAGTCGAGTAAATCGAATGGAAAGTATTTCTGGAAAGCTAAATATTTATCTAATTGTTCTGAATCAACAACAAGTTCCTCTGTTTCAAATATTTTTTCAATAAGGTCACACAACTGATACTGTTCTTCGCACATCTTGTATGGAGCTTTTCTTACAAGGTCAATGTACTTCTGTATCCTATAATCCGGTATCATTCTTATCCTCACCCTCGGATATATTGTCTTCTGCAGATATATTAAGCTGCGAAAGTATCTTAAGCATAGCTCCACTGATTTTAGATATTTCAGAGATTGCAGGATTAGCTTTGTGGACTTCATAACCTTTAACATTAAGTTCTGTTATGGTTACACCATTTTCTTTAACATCTTTGATAAGTTTAGCTTTGATATCATACAATTCACAATAATCATCAACAAGCTTTTCAAAGTGATATTCTTTTGCATTTTTACGATTGAGCTGCTCAATTAATGAACACCTGATACGTTGTGATATCGTTGCCATACATACCTCCTGTCTGAATTCTTGAAAGTTAAAATTGAAACAGCAATTTTGTGTCTGTATGCATATATATTATAAATATGTTACGCATACCCTGAAAAACAATAAAATCACTTTTTACATAATGTGCAAGGCAAATCTGGATTGTCGAGTTTTGCACCGGTATTTGTCAGAGCCAAAAATTTTTGCATTTTTTT